GTGCAGGATTGCGAATTGCCATTCTGCAAATGTTGTTGTTAGTAGACGCAACTGAACCACTTAATGTAAATGATACCCGAACATTCCATCGAGTGTCAATTGACGGCGCAACAAAAGTGCTGGATGAGGCAACCCAGTAGCCAGGATTATCGTAAAAAGGCGCAGGCGTATCTTTCGAAAACAAAACCTTTTCTTCTACCAATTCGGAAAAAACGCCCGTATTGCCCGTGCTTTGAGCAAGGATATTGGAACCCGATAGGTTGACGGGCATGGTCCCCGCTGCATAAGGCATCACCAACTTGTTGAAGAATGCCGAGTTGAAGAATGTGCTGGAATAACGGAACCCCGCCTCGGTGAAAATGAGGTCCACCATCTTCTTGACATAAATGCTGGGGCCAAGTTTCCACCACGGGGCTTGGAACCAACCGCCGCCGTTTTGAGCAAGTATGTCCGTGAACCCCGCCGCATCCACAACCCCGTAAACATACCCACTGCTCAACGCACCCGATGCCGTCCAAGTGCCGCTCACATGGCCGCTGTTGGGCGTGTGGTTCATGCCTGTAACGCCCGCCGTGTTCACGAGCATATTGCCTTCTATCGCTTTGAATAGGGACACATTGTCCGTAAACAACCCCACCTCATAGGTGACCGTTCCCTTGGTTTTGCTCATAGAGAGCAACTGCAATACTCCGCTGAAGACCTGCACCCCATCCTCCCACATAGCGGCACGGATGCGCTTGTTCGGTTGGAATCCACCCACGAAGGATTGGATGTTGTAGGCGTACGCAAAGCAGGCCCGATTCGTCGGGGTGTTGGGCAGGGTTATCGTCTTGCTGAACGACCCCCGTTGCTTGGTCACATCCTCAATGTCCCCGATGGAATAGGTGACCGCAATGTCCGTGCCGCCCATCGTGTCCAGCACATAGGCGAGTTCGGGCATCCCGTTGAGAGGTGCAAATCTCGCATACAAGCAGTCAAAGCATTCTGGTTCCACCGCATCCGCTCCATCCGCATCGGCACGGGTGTTGAAATTGTTCCACGCCGCCAAGTCGTCGATGAAGGTTGCCGTCGGATAGGCTATGAGGGTCACACTCATAGGATGTTATTATCGTAGGCTACCGCAATCTCGATTTGCAGTTGGGTCAAGCGGTCGTTTCGTCTGGTTACAAATTGATACTGGTTCGCATTGACCACCGCTTCCACAAGGGTTCCACCGAGTTCAAGCCACACATACCCGCTTCGGACCATCTCAATCAGCCACTCCGATTCAGCGTCGGTCAGCCAATCGGAGTTCAGCGCATACACATAATCAAACGACCCAGCCCATACCTTGTTGTAAGTCGTGGTAGCGTACACATCCGAGTTGTACCCGAACACCTCCCGCTNNATGTTNGCCCGCTTGCGGTTCTTCATGGTAAAGGTGTACGAATCAATCCCGCCGTACTTGTTGACGAAGTGAACGGGGATGGAATCAAACCGCTGGCAGGGGCCGAAGGTGAAGGTGGTTAAATTTAGCCCCCCGATTGCGTCGCTGAAAAACTGCACCGTGTAGGAATCGCCCTCTACCGCTCCGCTCAATGCGGGGATGCTGCCCAACAAATTCGCAGGGCCACAAGCAAAACGCTGAATGTTGTAGTCCGTAATTCCCGATAGGCTCGGCGTAACTGCAAAGTCGTAGTCGACGGATTTGTAGTTTACCCGTGCCGATACGAGCCAGTTGTCAAATCCCGATAAGGCCGTATATCTTGTTGCGTTGATAGCAAGGAAGTTGCGGCCTCCCTTGTAGACCGTAAAATTCTTTTGAGTTGTCAGCGGTCGTGAAATCGCAAAATTAAGGCCAACTCGAAAGTACGGGCTTAGGCTCCAGTCAGCAAGTTCCAACTGCTCCAGGTTACCCGCAAACGCCATCACCCCGCTGACCGTCGTGGTCGCTCCCGTTACGGCGGGGGTGTTCCCGTACTCTTGGGTAAAGTCAAGCCGATACCCCGAATAGAACCCCGAATGCTCCACGAATCCCGTCTGCGTGAGTGATGGGGCCGTCGGGGCTACGAGGGTTTCAACGACTTTCTGCACATCAAAGAATCCGAAGTTGGTCGTCGGCAGTTTGTCGCATTTCAGCCGTGCCAGCGTAGTGCCTGCGGGGTTCTTCACATCGCAGACGTATCGGTAATTGGGTTGAGCAATCAGCGAGCCGCTGACCTTGTAGAGCATCTTGTTGTAGACAGGGGTCGCTACGAGGGGCGAACCTGATAGTACGGATATGGACATGGGTTATCGGACGGTTGCGACGCTGATGGACTTGCCGAGGACTTCGGCGATGTTTTCGGTTAACACATCCACCATCTCCTTGGTGGCGGCGTTGGACATGAAGTTGGTGGCCCGCAAGCCTTCCCTGCTGATTTTTCGGGCGATGTTGATGGCAAACGACCTGTTCGCCGCTTGCTTATCTCGGCCCTGCAACGGAATCCCCTTGAACGCAATCCACTCCTGCAAAGGTCGGATGGGAATTGGGTTGCCCTTGAATCGGAACGGGCTATTTGGCGCACGGTTGCTCTTCTGCGTTCCCTTGACACCGAGGTCCACGAACTTCCAGTAATCGTTGGCCTTGATAGCCACCACGAAGGAGGAATCGGTCAGCGTGATGGGTTCAACGGTTATACTCTGAGCAAGGGAGTTGCTGCCAATGGCGTTGGCGTTTGCGAGGTTCTGCTTGGCGAGCCTGACCACACCCTCCAGCCACTTGGTTACAAGTGCATAGGACTTGTTCTCAATCGCTCCGTCCGCAAGGCTCACACCGAAGTCAGCCAAGGCCTCCTTCTGCAGGTCAGTCAGCTTCTTGCCTGACCCTCCGNCGAATACATCAAACTCCATGCTGGTAAATGTAACCAGCCTCCCAAAGTGTCCTACCTGCGCCTCATACGCTCCGCCTCTTGGCGTTCGGATTCCAAAATATCGTGTATAAGCAGGGCGTAGTTCAAGAACTCCACCGCTTTCATTGCGAAGATGGCATCGAATTTCAGCACATCCTTGTTGGCCATCCTCCACACCACCATCAGCCAACCGTACCCAGCAAGCGGGTTGGTTACTGGCCCTGCATCCCCTTCGTCAGGTGACGAGAATAGTCGCTCAAAACTTTCAAGTAACTTTCGGAACTTAGCAAAAAAAACTGACCACCCCCCAAACATCGCCAATCTTGGCGTGGGCTTTGAACAGTTCGGCCCGCTCTTGGTGGCTTGCCCCGTCGTATTTCTTCGGGAAGTAACCGAGGAAGCCGCCCTCCCTGCAAAGGGTCGCCATGATGCGGTGCAGGTTTTGAACGAGTTTCTTTTCGTCCGTGGTGTCCGTGTCCATAAGGTCAATCAGTTGGCCAGCGGTTAACTCATCCGTGAACACCGTGGGAATCCACCACTTGCCGCCTGCTTTGAACCGCCTCCTGTAAGCGAGGGTGGGTAACTCGTTCCACTCGGCTATGATGGTCTTGTAACGCTTAGTCAGCCCCTTGGCGGGCATTTCTCGCACGAGCGATATATCCACCCCCTCAACGATTGCAACGACCCCTGCACGCTTGTCGTAGTCGGTCAGCACGGGGCTGAACTCCAGCGCAGCGATGCGTTGGAACTGGTTGATGGTGAGGTCTTGGAGTTTCATAGTTTCGGTCTTGCGTTGCAATGTACGGAAGGAACCACGACCATCGGAAGGCCGTGCAGTAGGGCAAGGTTTGTCAGCACGCTTTGGTCGTGCCTGTGGTCAATAAACGATGGGTGATTCGGGTATTCGCTGGGGTCATCGTTCACGACCTTGTCAACCGCAAGCCATTTGGCCCAATCTTGCATCAAAGCGATATTAGCCTCGGTCTTGCGTAATCCCAAAAACCCCGCCTCCAGTTGCATCGGCCCCTCGTTAAAGAACTGCAAACAGTCCATCAAGGCGTAGCAATCGCCCTTGGTGTAGGAGATGTGGTTGTGGAAGTTTTGGTGTAGTAGGATGGGGTTGTCGGTCAGCCATCGCTTTGCAAAGTCAAAGCACTCGTCCGTGTGGACATCTTGGGCATCGAGGTAAAGCAGGGCTTCGTCGTCCTGCAAATCCAGCAAAGCGTCCAAGATGATTTTCGGCTTCCACCTCCACCAATCGTTGCCCCTACCTGGTCGTTTCTCATCCGTGACCGTTGTAACGGGGAATGGATAGTACATTCCTTGCTCCCTTGCGGCGGGCCAGTATTCGGCGGTTGCGTAATTGATGCCGACCAGGTGCATGGCTAAAACCCGTGGGAGTTGGCGAAGGCGTGGTTGAATGCACCCGCTTGCATGGGGATGCCGACGAAATGCTGCGAGTATGCCCGTTCAAGGACATGACCTACATAGGTCAACTCGGTTAAACCTTTGGCAATGCAGTCCAAGGTCAGTTGGAGGTGGGCATCGCTCCAAACCATCGTGTAGTTGGAGGTCACGGGAACCATCGGGGCCATAAATTCACCCGAACCTTTGCCCGTCAAGGTCTTAATGTGTGGTTCGTAGTTGTGGCCGCATTGCCAATATGGAACGGTGTCCACGGGGATTTGGAAGTACCCGCATTGAGGCAGTTGGCGAAATTGGCCTTGGTTGTAAGTGACATCGTATTCAAATAGATTCACGATGTCCCCATCTTGGATGTAACCGTTGCGGGCCAAAGCGTACCATCCAGTCCACGCCACAAGGTTGCGGTGATGCTCGATGTTGTCGGGCAAGTCCCGGGCAATGATTAGACCCGGTATAGATGCAATGCTTGAAAAGTCCCGTGGGCCAAGCATGACCCAGCGGAACTCCTCAAACAAGTCAAAGCGTCCCCCGTTGATGCAGTCCTTGACGACATCGGCATCGTGGCAGAAGATAAAGGTTTTGGCGGTCATAATTTCTTAATGATGGTCAGCATTTGCCGTCCCCTTCCGTCCCAACTGCTACGGTGTTCGTGTGGTTCCAACTGACCCAACAGGTTAAGGATGGTCAGCAGTTCCGCATCGTGAATCATCATCGTGCCGCCTTTGAGTAGCCGCTGATTAAATAGACGCACCATTTCGGGAATCATTGTGTCGCCGTGGTCCGAATCGTGGAAGATGAACTCGAAGTACCGCTGCTCGTTGAGCGATTCGCTGGATGGGGCGTTGTTCCACTCCACCTTGTAATCTTTCAGCAGGTCTTTGCGTTTGTCCACGACGCTGGTATCGGTGTCGTACACGACAACTTCAAGGCCCGCCATCGCAATGGCAAGGGTTGAGTGTCCGAGGTAACTGCCGAGTTCCAAGGCCCGTCCCTTTGCGTGGTTCTTGGCGGTGTTGTGGATTTCAAGGATGTGGTTTACATCGGTTGTGTAGATGTGGCCGTAATCCAAGCCTTTGAGGATTTCTTCGGGTTTCTGCTGCATGGTCAAAAGGTTATCACGAATTTACTTGGGTCGGGCCAACCAGGGTTGGGGTCAAAGACAACGGTGTTCGGTTTCTTCCCAATCCAATGCTCCCCTTGGTAACGGTGTTCTCGAAGCGGTTCGCCCAGTTCCCGAATGTGGGAGGACTTGGCCCACCAAAACGTNNCTGCGAAGTAGGGGTATCCATCGGGGTTGTTGTGGTCAGCAATTTGCGGGAACTCCTCCTTGGTCAGCCAATAGGCACCAACGCAGTCCACATTGGCGAGTTCTGCGATGGCTCGTTCCCAAGCCACGATATTGAAGAATATCATCGACCTGCACCAAAGTTGGTTAATGAGGGATGGGTCGGAACTACCCTTCGTATGCCCGTACAGGTAGGCAGCATCCTCGGTTTGGCTCGCCTTGTACATCTCGGTCAGCGTCGCCTGCTCCCATGCGTTGGTTCGGGTGACTACCACCTTGACCTTTGCCGCCACGAGTGAGTTGTCCAGTATCTCCTTGACCACCTTCCGCTGGTCGGGAGGACCGACGATGCCGACCCGAATCTCGTCAAGTTGCTCAATCAGCCCGTAATTGCACAGGGCCATCATGTGTTGGTGCATGATGAGTTGCCATTGCCCGCCGCCGCCGCAATAGATGTGGTAGTAGTGGATGAGTTTCATTGCATAAGGAGAGTTAGGATGCAGGCTATGAATACCAAGGCCAGCACAACCCGACCGACGGCCAAGGCGAGGTCAAGGAAGGATTCGAAGTTCATACAAGTGTGTAATTCTGTTNNAAAAAATCCTTTGCGACAAGCCATTGGTCTGACCAATTTTGCGGGTTACGAGCAATCATATCACCATCCTTTGGGCTACCGTTATCTTTATCGGCTTGTGAAATTGAAACGAAATCACTCAATACCTCGCCTACGATATAGGGTCGCATTTCGGCAAGTTGTTTTTTGTGGTATTGTTCGAACTGGCTCATTTTGATTGGTGTTTGGTTGCCCCAAAGTTACACCACAAGATACCTTCCCGAGTTGCTGACCGCCAATTTATTGAGAGCCACATAGCGCAGGGCATCGCAGGCGTGGTTGTAGGAATCTATCGGAACACCTGTGTCCTTCCCGTCCTTGTCGGTCGCCCAAGTGTACGAGCGAAGTTCTTTGATAAGGTTCGTGGAATCTTTGGTGATGTGCAGATTAAATCGCTTCACGATGTCTATCCCCTGCCTGACGCTATCAGGCCCTTTGCTTGCAGGCTTGATGTTGAAGCCCATCCGATAGATTTCCTCGATGGACTTCGGTTCTGCTGAATCCGCCACGATTTCCCAAGCCCTCGTGATGCCGAACTCCTTCAGTCGGGTGGCAATATCCGAGTTGGTCAGCCCCCGATGGTAGAGCAGTTCGTGAATAAACAAGTCGTCACCCCTGCGGTACACGGCGACCAATGCCGTGGGGTCGTTGCTGAACCCCCAGTCAAGCCCGTAGGCGACGAATTTCATCGTGGATGGGTCAATCCCTTCCACCACCGTGTAGTCCCCGTATATCGCCCCCTGTAGCGTCCCTACTTGGCCCAACCCATACACCTTCCACCAGTTCGCCCAATAAGCCGAATGCTCCGCTTTGGCTCGGTTTAATTCAATATCGTTCCGAATCGTATCAGGGAGTGCCTCGTTGTCTTGGTAGGTCAGGATTAGAAACTCAGCATCCTTTTCGGGCAAGACCTCGGTGTGCGCCCAAAATTCGTGGGTGGGGTTGAAGTCAATGTAAATCTCCTGACTGGTACGGATGGCCAACTGGTAGTAGGAATCGAAGTACAATGTTGTTGGCCTTCGTTGATGTAGAGGACCTTGCCTCCTTGCCCCACGGAGGCGGGCTTCCGAATCCGCCGAGAAGAACTCAATCGTGGACCCGTTGGCGAAGTTGTACTGGAGCAGGGTCTTGTTCCAGCGGTCGGGAACCCAACGATGGGTCCATTGCATAATCTTGGCGAAATCTTTGATGGCTCCCCGGTCGTAGGTGAGGTACGGATTCGCTGACAACCGAAATCTCGGACTTTGGGAACCGAGCGGCGTGGTCAATCAGCACCGCAAGGATGCCGAAGGTCTTGGATGCGCTCGTTCCACCTTGGATGACCTTCTTCCGAGCGGTCATCGCCCGAATCTTGCGGATAGCGGTGGTGTACTTAAAGTCCATCCCCGAAGAGGGGTTGCTCGATGGTGATACTCGTTTCCTGTTTCTCAACCAAGCCGTTCAACCGTTGCGTGATGGAGGGGTTGTAGATGCCCGCCATACCTCCTTTGATTTGGTCGGCTCGGATGGCTTCCTTTATGCGGGAGCAGATTGCGGAAAAATCTTCGTATGCTCCACCCTTGTTGCTGAAATAATCCCTTCCCCCATCTGCAATACCCTTATCCCAAAGGTGTAGTTTGAACCCTTCCATAGTCAATGGGGCTTCCTTCTCCCGATAGACCTGCACTGCTTTTGGGCCAATCCAATCCTTCACGAGAATGGGTTGCCCCTTGGTTTTGTCGCAGTATTCCACGAACTCATCCCAAAGGTCTTGGGGTGTTGCAAACGACCTTGGCCTTCCTCGTTCCATCAGTACTCGATTTTGTCTATCAGCGAATCAATCTTGTCCACGATTTTCATCTTCACGGCAAAAGCGTTGGGCGAGTTGGATTCATCCACGGCGCCAATGCAGTCGCAGAGGGTGGTGATGACCATCATCAGCGAATCCATGCGGGCTTGGACTTGGGCCTCATCGTTGGGGGCTTTGGTTGAGGGCATGGGTAACGGTGTGGTGGTTGGCTTCGGCGAACCGGTCCGCCTCTTGGTAAATGTAGGAGAGCGCCGATTTTACGCAGTCCGCACACCACCAATTTGTGTTTGGTCTGCCGTGGGCTACCAAGATTGTTTGCAGGTCATGAACTGCTTCGGGGGACAACCGCATGAACAGAGCCGCTTGGTATTGCTCCCAATAGTGGCGATGCTTGGTTGCCAGCAGGTACTCGTCTTGGGTCATCGGTTGGTCAGTTGCAGGATGACAACGGTAAGCCCTGCCGATGCAAGCCCGTACACGGGAGCGAGGACCCAACCGCAGGTGGGCAGGGTCAGGGCCACCGCAACCCAAAAGGTCAGGCAGGTGACGCAACGAGAACCGGCTTGTGCCTTGCCAGCCAAGTCTTGTACCACCATTGCGGGAGGACGTGGTACTCGGCGATTGCAAGGGCGGTCAGCGAACTAATCAGCAGGGGAAATATCAGCGTGTCCATGGCTTTGAATGGCGGCCTTGATTTTGGCCTTGGCTTGGTCAATGGAATAGATTATACTGCGGTACGGAATGCCCGTGTCACGGGATAGTTTCTTCATGTTCCCCGTGCGTAAGTGCAGACGCAGTAACTCCTTGTCATAGGGGAACGCCCCGTCCTTGGCCCAAGTGTCCATCTCCGCTTCGGCAATGGCCCAAAGGTCGTCCATGAGGGAATCGTACTCGGACTGGGGGATAGGCGAATCGGGGTCCAGTTCTTCGAGCAGGTCGTGATGACGGTACTTTTGAGCGAACTGGTTGTTCTTGCCTCGGTAGAGGTTGAGCAGGAGGCGCACCACATAGAACTTGAAGTAACCCTGCTCGTGGATTTGCAGAATCTTGGCGGGGTCTTTCTCCAGCAGAATGAGGACGCACTCCTGTTCCAAGTCACGCCAAAGCGGGTCGCCCCCTGTGATGGTGAGGCAGGCTTTGCGGATTTCACCCGTGCGGTAAAGGTCGAGGATTACGGTTTCTGCTGACTGCATATGCAAAGATTGCAAAAAAAAGGGGTCAGCGGTTAGGCCGACCCCTTGGGCGTGATAGCAGTTTCGGGCTATTCTTGCTTCGGAAGTTGCAGGGTATCAGTGATATACGCCCCTTCAGCCGTCTGCAAATACTCTTGGGCGTTGTTGAAAACTTGCCTCCGAAGGTAGCGGAGTTGCGGCTTGGCCTTGCAGTCGTTGCGGAAGGATTCCAAGTTGATGATGATGGTGGAGTAGTGGCGGTTCAGTTCCTTGCCAATGGCCGCAAAGGTGAACAGGTACTCGTTGTAGGCGATGTCGGCGACGATATTGCGGGCGATGACGCAGGGCCGTTCCCTGCTTGCGGACCGCACTTGGTCGGGGGTGATTCCGAATATGGCCGCCGTAGTGTCAATGAGGTGGTGGATGAGGGCTGGGGTCATGGGGTGGAAATTAGGCTCAATAAATCTTTACAAATAGCGTCTTCGTTGTCGCCAAGGGTTANTAAATGTTTTATCATAAATTATTGGATATTCTTGCCTATGAGCATGGCGATGATGAAATCCGTTAAAGTCATCTTTGTAATCAACTCCATACTTATTTCTACTATTTTGAACAATATTCAACACATTTGCGCACTTCGATGCGAAGTTTTACATGCCAACCATACCCTCCGCAAACATCCTGAAATCCAGTATAAAGGGCTATTTGTAATTTTTGTTTTGTAAGAAATGACAAAACATCGAACAAGTTAGTCATNGCTTAAANAATTTCGGGGATGGGCATNNAATAAAGGACTTCGCTGGTGAACCAAGAGTGGTTCTCGGAGTACCACATATTGTTGCTTACAGAATACCAAGCGACGATTTGCAGTCCTTCGTTGTCAGTAATCAGCACAGGTTTGCCTTGTTCGGGCATTTGGTCTTGGGGTCTTATCCAGGGCATAGGGTTAGAGGTTTAGGTAGTTTTCAATCATTTGTATTCTCGTTCCAATCCACCGCATCACAGGCACGGCCATTGAGTTACCGCAAGCCTTGTATCTTGGCCCATCGGGGCATTGTTCAGCGGGTTTGTTGCGATAGGGAATCTTCGTCCAGTCGTCGGGGAAACCTTGCAACCGTTCGCATTCCTTTGGGGTCAGCCTACGGATAGCCATTGTGTACTGAACTGCGTGTGGCCCTTTGGCTACGAGCGATGACATCGTTTGTCCCGGCTCAATCCTTGGCTCGTATTGTGCATTCTCGCCTTGATTGAATGCGGCACGGTCAATGATGGTAGGCTCCAACACCGCTCCAATATGCTCGGTGCCACTTTGCGAACGAATGGTCTGTGTGGTTTTATCGTTGGTGGTGTAGTTGTAGGTATCCACGGCAATGGGTTGAGCAATCTTTGGCCCACTTGTGTTTGTACCTCCAACCGCCTTTGTGAGTGTAGCAGATGTCTGCCCATCAATAGTTTGATTGTATACATCCACGGCAATGGGTTGAGCGACAACATTCGTGCTACGAACATCGCCTTGGTCAAAACAATTCAGCGTATTAGCCTTATCATCCTGCTCCCAGGTTTCAAAGTCGGTGTCCGACTGCGCTCTGCGTACCTTTCGGAAGGGTTGAGCGACTTGCTCATAAACCATATTCCCCGCTTCATTGCTACCACTCGGCCCACCATAGCCTGTCATCCATTTGCTTGTAACGGTAGGGCTTACATTTCCTCCTGCACAACTGACATCGCCTGATTTTCCAACGCCTCCTTGAGCATCGGCGGGAGTTTCTTGCCCCTTCTTTCGGATCGGCTTAGAATCCCTTTGCAGGCTTTCGGACTCAAATAGAACCGCTGCGGCAGGTCTCCAGTCTCCAAGGTATCCGACAACAGCGTTTCTATGTTGGGCTTGTTTAAGGAAATCACCGACCTCGTAAATCCCGGCCATTTCGCTAAAAATGTTGCTATTTGTTTGTCTCGCATAGTTTGTAAGTTCTTGTAATAGGGTCAAAGAAGATAATGTTGCGCTTAACGAGTTCGGGGACGAGTCGCTCAAACGAGCAATGAGCCGACTTATGCTCTCCCCTGCTTGAAAAAACATAGAGATTTTGGATTGAATTGTTTCCTTTGTCAAAGTCAATGTGGTGTACAATTTCATCACTTCGTAGAGGTCTTCCAATGCTTTCCTCAACGACTCTTCGGTGAGTGTAGATTGGCCTTCCTGATTCAAACCCATCAATAGGTCTTCCAGAGTGAGTTCCTTTTGACTTTTTCCTCCAAGAGGCAAATCCCAATTTTTTTGCACGGGATGATGTTTCAGGAATACATCTACCAAGAGTTCTTGCCAATTCTTGTAGTTGCAGTTTTCCGTAAGAATTCCGAATAACTTCATCCTCCTCATTACTCCATCTCTTAAGAGGCTTGCTTGATCCGATTTTATTGGCTCTCGCTCGTACAGACTCAACACCTCTATTAAGATGCCGTGCAATATCTCGGTGAGACATTGTGCTATAGTTAGAGCGGATGTAATCGTCCTCTCTTTCAGTATAGAATCTACGCTTTGTCCACATACAAAAACTCTTTTTCTTCTTTGTGCTACTCCGAAATGTTGTGCATCAAGGATTTCAACATCACAAATATAGCCAATTTCTTCAAGACCATCTAAAAATGATTGAAAATCTTTGCCTTGATTGCTACTTATGATGCCCGGTACATTCTCCCAAACAATCCATTTTGGCTTTTTTATGTCAATTAAAGACAAAAATGTTAAAGTCAAATTCCCCCTTGGGTCTTCCATCCCCTTCCTAAGACCGGCTACGGAAAAAGACTGACAAGGAGTCCCGCCAACTAAAAGGTCTATGTGAGAATCCAAAAAGGTTTTGTTTGAAAAAAGTTGAGTCATATCCCCCAAGTTGGGGACATCGGGGAAACGGTGCTTGAGAACCTCCGAAGGGAAATGCTCAATCTCCGAATACCATTGAGCCTCCCATCCAAGGGAGTGCCAAGCAACCGAGGCGGCCTCTATGCCAGAACAAACGGATCCGTATTTCATTAAAATGGGGCTTTTTTGGTCGCAATCTTCTCCTCAAAGGTAGGGATATCTCCGCTAAATTCCAACACTTTTGTGTATTGTAATTGAACTTTAGCCATCGCAGTACCGATGCTCCCATTCCTGTTCTTGCGAAACAGAATCTCCATAACATCCTTCAACTCACCTTTGTTGTAATCCGAATCATCCATATACTCCGAAGGCCGAAACACAAACAGAATCTTGTCGGCATCAAACTCCAACTGTCCCGTTTCACGCAAATCGCTCATCTTGGGCCTTTTGCTCTCCCTCTGCTCCACATTCCGCGATAACGAAGACACCACGCAGAGCCATATATTCAGCCTCTTACATATCGCTTTGATGTACTTGGATATATTCGTGACCTGCTCAATCCTCGCTTTGCTACGGTCTTCGGGCAGGGCCGAAATCAACTGAAGGTAGTCAATGTATGCCCCCTCAATCTTGTGGGTCTTGATGAGTTTCATTAACTCCAACTCAATCCTTCCGGGGTCGGCCCCAGGGATGTCCACAATGTGCAGGGGAGCGTTCTTCACCTTGTCCACCGCTATACCCATCTGCTGAAAGTCCTGCGGGGTGATGCGGTTTTGCGCATCCAAGAACGCTTCGCCATCAATGTCCGAAAGGTTGCTGACAAGTCGGGTCATTAATTGCTCGGTGGACATCTCCATCGTGAAGAAGGCCACCGCTCGCCCGGCAAGGGCTTGGTTCAATGCGTACTGCACCGCAAGGGTGGTCTTCCCCATCGCAGGTCGGCCTCCCAGAATGATGAACTCGGAAGGCTTGAAACCGGTGATAAGGCGGTCGGTGTTGGGGTGGTAGGTCGGGGTAATGCGGCTTGGCTTCCTCCCCGAAAGGATGGAGTCCAATTCCATCATATAGCTTACAAGCAATTCGTGGGCCTCCGTAGCAATCGGATCGGGGTCAAGAGAGCGAATCTCCTGCATCTCGTTGTAAAGCCTGTCCACATCCTGGTGCTTCAAGAACTCCACCTTGATTTCGTGGATGCGACTCTGCACGAAGCGTTGATGCAGTTCAAACCGATAGTGCTTCCAACCGTCTGCCGTGTAAAGGCCGTTGTCAATAGTGGCCAAATACACCGGGTCAATGCCAAAGTTGAGAGCCTTGCACTTCTGGTGAACGGGTCAGCGTGTTGATGGGAACCTCCTCCTTGCGAAGTTCACGAATGGCCCGAAAGACATTCCTGCGCTTTCCTTCCTCAAAGTATTCCTCCCGCAGTTGCAGGACGATATCACCCGGCTTGAGGATTTCACAGATGAGGATGCCGAGCATCCGATCCTGGTACTCAGCGTACAATTCCGGACTCAGGGGCGTAATGCTTGATTGGGGTTGATTCATAGGTTTTGGGTTGGTTAAATTGTGAATGCCTCTCTGACGCATTTACAGGCTCGTCATTGAACGCTTTATGCGAAAGGTATCTTACGGGGTCTTTGCGGTACTTCTTCTCGTGGTGAGCCTCTAAATAAGCGGGAAGGGTATTCCTGATTTTCTCCACCTCCTCGTCCGTGAGTTTGAACCAAGCGACCATCGCTTTGTCCTTGCCGACCTTCTTGTCGTAGTATTCCCAGAACCCTTCAAACATTTGGAGCATTTGGTCGTGGTCGTAGATGGAGCCTCTGCGCTTTCTACCCTCCAGGGTTGTCTCCCTCTCTTTTCTTTCTTTCCCTTCTTTCTCCCCCATACCCCCTCTATCATCCCTATCTATCTTATCTCTCCCTCTGATAGTAATATAGTTATCTATATCTTTATAGTTATCTATATAAAATCTTATTTGCTCAATTTTCGTTTTTTTCTGCGAATCAAGGTAGGGAACCCGGATGTTTTCGCCATCCACAACGAGCGTTTCGTTGGCAATCAAGGCTTCCAAAACAGGATAATCAAGCATAGTCGTAGCCTCGTCCACGGTCATCTTGCCTTCGTAGGCAACATAATCGCAGAAGAAATCCAAGGCAGCAAGTCGTATCACGCTTGGCTCCTTGCCAAGCCTTGACAATCTCCACCAGGTCGGGGAGAAGATAAATTCGGGGTTAAGCATTGGTTGGGGGTTGGGGGTTAGACAAATATGCGAGTTATAAGCAAGGCTCTGTGACCCAAAACCAACCACCACTTAACCATTGATTAATACTTTTTATCTGCCAGCTAAAGAAAAAAGCTGTTGGATACATTCTGTGTCTTGCAAAAAATG